AAGTATCATAATGATTATCATTACAAACCAGTATGGGATGGGTCAATTGAAAACTTACGCGAGATAGAAAATTTTCGAGTAAAATTTGGAATTCCAAAACATAAAACATATATTATGCCTGCAGGAGATACAAGAGAAGAATTAATTAAAATGTATCCGCTGGTATTTGATTTATGTGCAGAATTTGGATATAATATGACAGGACGAGATCATATTATTGCATTTGATACGCAACGAGGTGTTTAATTTAAAAAAATAAAAAAGGCTATGAACATGAAACCTATGGGCGATTTGCTCCTTGTAAAAGAACATGAAAAGAAAGACAAAACTAAGTCAGGTATCATCTTAATGGATGGTATGGATAACTATGTACATGCAGATGTTGTTGCTGTCGGCGATGGCCTGTTTACACAGACTGGAGATCGTATTCCGGTAACAGTTAAAGTAGGCGACCATGTAGTTATTCATAAAAATGAAGTCGGTAAACATAAAAGAATTACAATTGACGATGTAGAGTATCTATTAGTTAGAGAATCTGAAATTGCATTGATCAATGTACAAAAATAATTCGTAAATGAATAAAACAGCTAATTCAATCGAGACAGTAATGTCAGGTTTTGCTAACGGTATATCAACGCAGTTAGCACAAAAGCAATTAGAAGAAGGCTCTGATGCTAGACTTTCTAATTATGAAAAAGCAGAAATTATTAACAAAGCTGCTCATCATTTCGGAGAGTTTCTTACGGCATTAGGAGTAGATTGGGTAAACGATCCCAATTCCAGTGATACGCCCAGACGTGTAGCTAAAGCATATGTAAATGATCTATGGGCCGGTAGATTCAATCCGGTCCCATCGATCACTGCATTTCCTAGTGATGGATATGATGGCATGGTATTTGAAGGAGGTATTCCATTAACTAGTATGTGTAGTCATCACCATCAAACTATAATGGGTTTGGTGCATGTAGCTTATATTCCTGGCGATGATAGTAAAGTAATTGGATTATCAAAACTTAATCGTATTGTTGAGCATTTCGGTCGTCGTGGTGCTATACAAGAACAATTAACTGTCGCTATTCATAATGCCGTTGATACTATCATTAATGATAACAAAGGCGTTGCTGTTATGATTGAAGCCACTCACAATTGTGTTCAATGCCGAGGAGTTAAGCACGGCGGCGCTAGTATGAAGACAAGTAAATTGACTGGTGCGTTTAAAGATGATCCATCGACACGTAATGAGTTTTATGAATTTGTAAAAGGTTATAAAGCATAATGCAGATACTAATACCAGATCTGGTGGTAATGCAATGAAAATGTGGCACTTTGATAATTGTAAACATAAAAAAATATGAAAGATTCACAAATATTGATACCCGAATATAAAATCGAGCGCCGCGTTCGTGCTTTAGCTCATAAAATATCAGAAGAACATGCATTGAGTGGTAATTCATTACCTCCAGTTATGATTTGTGTATTGAATGGATCATTTATGTTTTTTTCTGATCTTGTCAAAGATATGGGTATTGATATTGAAGTAGACTTTATACGTCCTAAATCATACCACGGTAAAGATAATTCTTCAGGTGTAACTTTTACTAAAGAATTAGAGATTGATTTGAAAGGTAAAAGGGTTTATATTATTGAAGATATTGTCGATACTGGCCAGACAATGTTAGAGATTTTGCAACGAGTAGATTCGCGAATGCCAGCGGAAGTTAAAGTAGTTACATTAATACATCGTAAAGACAATCCGATGTCTGTAGATCATTTTTGTTTTGAGATTGCAGATGAATGGGTAGTCGGTTACGGATTTGATGATAATGGACTTAAAAGAAATTATAGAAACATTTATAAAATATAGTTATGAATCATCCAGATCCTAAACAACATCAACGTGTAAGCTTTCTCAAATCAGCTTTGAGACTTATAGGTTATTTATTATTATTAACGGACCCGATCGCTGCTGTTACTATTCTAGTAGCAAGTGAAGTTTTAGGAATTTACGAGGAATTAGTATAATGTATCAAGCAGTAGCATATCACAATAAAACAAATACTGTCCATATATGGGACGATGTAAAGGGTCATATACAAGTTAAGTATAAGCCTTATGCATATCGTAAATCTTCTTACGGCGAACATGTAGCATTAGATGGTACTAAACTAGATAAAGTTACAGACTTTGATCGAGAAGAACAAGGATTGTATGAATCGGATATCAATCCAGAGACAAGAACTTTGATCGATATGTATACAGATTCAGATGATTTGTCGACAGGTCATCGTACTATTTTTATAGATATTGAGGTTGATATTGAAAATGGATTTCCGACTGTTGAAACTGCTCAGAATGAAATTACTTCTATTGCAATTTATGATCAAGCAGGAGATGCTAGATATGTATGGGTTTTGGATAAAGCTAATGTAGTAAAGTCTACGGATGTAATTCAGTCATGTTCCAACGAATATGATTTGTTACAAAAGTTCTTATTTAAATATTATGAAATTCGTCCTACTATTATAACTGGATGGAACATTGACTTTTTCGATATTCCTTACTTGTACAATCGTATGACTCGAATCCTAGGAGAAACAACTGCAAGGACAATGTCTCCTATTAAAGATGTTATATGGTTAAAACATCGTAACCGATATCGTATATCGGGGGTTGCATGTTTAGATTATATGGCATTGTATAAAAACTTTACATATTCGGAAGAGTCTAGTTATTCATTAGAAGCTATTTCGCAGAAAGAATTAGGTAGAGGTAAAATTAAGTATGAAGGTAATCTTAATGACTTGATGCGTACGGATATCAACAAGTATGTAGATTACAATATGAATGACGTTGATCTGGTTGTAGCTATCGACCAGAAGATGAAATTGATAGATTTGGCTCGGGGTATTTGTCATAAAGGTCATGTACCATATGAAGATGTTTACTTTTCTACTAGATATCTAGACGGGGCATCATTGACATATCTTAAACGTCTTGGATTAGTAGCACCTAATAAAAAAGAACGCGACTCGGATCAGCCATTAGAATTGTTAGGGGCATATGTAAAAGACCCTAATCCAGGTCGTTACAAATGGATATATGACCTTGACTTAACATCGTTATATCCTAGTATCATTATGACACTTGGAGTATCTCCCGAAACTAAAGTGTTTAAATTAGATAAGTTTGATGGCATTGATTATGTTAAAGATAAAGGAACTCATTATTCTAGCAGAAACAAAGGATGGGCTACTGCGGCAGAACTTCGTCAATATCTTAAAGATAACAATTATTCTATTGCAGCTAACGGCGTAGTTTATGATACTAGCAAAAAAGGATTTATTCCATCTATTTTGGAAAAGTGGTTTGCTGAACGTGTTGATTATAAAAATCTTAAAAAGAAATATGAAAAGGAAGGAGATGCTGCAAAGGCAGAATATTTTGATCGACTGCAGTTAGTTACAAAAATTCTTCTTAATTCATTTTACGGCGTATTAGGTAATCCAGGATTTAGATTTTTCGATCCGGATAATGCCGTAGCTATTACTAGTACAGGTCAGCAATTAATTAAGTTTACGGCTGATATTGGTAATCAATATTACAAGAAAGAATTAGGTGTTGAAAAAGATTATTGTATTTATACTGATACAGATTCGACATTCTTTTCATCATTGCCTATCATTAAAAAACGATATCCGCAATTTGATGTTACTGATGAAAAATGGATGGCTGAGCGTACTATTGAAATTGCAAATGAAGTACAGGCATTCATTAACAAATCATATAATGTATATGCAGAAAAGTTTCATAATGTTGGTACTCATAGATTTGATATCAAACAGGAATTTGTAGCTAAGGCAGGTATATGGATTGCTAAAAAGCGTTATGCACAATGGCTAATCAACCAGGAAGGTCATACAATATCTCGTTTGGACGTTAAAGGATTAGATGTTGTAAGATCTAGTTTCCCTCCGGCATTCCGTAAGTTTATGGCAGAGGTTCTCAAAGATATTCTTAATGACATTGATAAAGAGACTTTGGATGATAAGATTCTTAAGTTTAAAGATCATATGAAAACATTGCCTATCATTCAAGTAATGGCGCCTACCGGAGTAAAAGAATTGTCTAAGTTTACAACTAAGAAAGCTAAGCCATTTGCTGTTCGCCCGAAAGGTACTCCTGTCCATGTTAAGTCAGCTTTAAACTATAATGACTTGTTAACATATCATAACATTAAAACGGTACGTGAAATTATCGATGGCGAGAAAATCAAATGGACATACCTACGGCCGAATCCATTAAACTTGGAACAATGTGCATTGAAAGGATACGATGATCCAGAACAGATTGTAAACTTAATTACTACATACATCGACTACGATAAAATATTTACATCATCATTGTATAATAAATTATCTGACTTCTACGGAGCAATGAATTGGGGACGTATTCCAGAAAACAATAATGTTGGAAAATTCTTTTCATTTGGTTAGGATTTTTAAAAGAATGTACTTATATTAAAGAAAATAATAAGTTATGATAGGATTTAAAAAGTATTGGTTCGGTAAAGAGGTTGAAGGCCGATTTACGGACATAGAAACATTGTTTGTAGCAGATATCTATGCTGCAGCTAATGACGGTATATTCGAAGATGCGCCGGCTCATATCTATATTTGTTCTCCGGCGACACGACAATTAATTTCTGATGAAAGTGATGAAATGGATTGGAGTAAGTTGTTTGATCTAATCAATCAAAAGACTTTTATTTCAATTGAAGCTACTCCGGAAATGTTAGTTGATATTCCTCCGATGTTACGTATTCATTGTCATATCATGCTTATGATAAATTGTGAAGAAGCTGGAATGTTAAAGAAAACGGATAGCATTAAATTGGTTTACGATGATTATTCATTATATTGCACAACAGTGCATAATATGCAACGAGTAGCACCTGATGATTATAAATTCGATCAAATATATGAATAAAATTTGGATTGTAGATTTAGAAGCTGTTGATACTAGATATACTGGTCAATGGAAGACTTGGATACCGCAAGTTATTGATAGTTATATCAACAATAACAAGCTTAAGTTTCGGGTCGAAGTTGTAGAAGGCGATACGGATATTCCAGATGCAACAACGCCTGGGGCATTTTTGAACTTTGGTGGTACTAACGTATACAAAAGTTCTCAAATGAATAAGATAGCTAGAGCTTTCACAAACGGAGAAGTTAAGTCCGGTGATATCTTTTTGTATACGGATGCATGGAATCCTACCATAATTCAACTCAAATACATGAGTCAATTGTTAGGTATTCCTATTAAGATACATGCGCTATGGCATGCTGGTAATTATGATAAAAATGACTTCTTAGGTAGATTGATTAAAGATGAATGGGTAAAGTCATTTGAATTGTCATTAGCTCAAGCAATTGATTACAATTGGTTTGCATCAGATTATCATATCAAGTTGTTTAGAGATACATACGGATATGATGCAGTTAATTGTTATCGTACAGGCTGGCCTATGGAGTATTTACAAGCTACTATAAAGCCTGGCAAGAAAGAAAATATTATATTGTTTCCTCATAGAATTGCTCCTGAGAAGCAATTGGAAATATTTAGAGAGTTAGCTAAAGAATTACCTGAATATGAATTTGTGATATGTCAAGATCAAAAGTTATCTAAAGAAGCATATCACGAAATGTTAGGTAAAGCTAAAATAGTTTTTTCAGCTAACCTACAAGAAACATTAGGTATTTCATGTTACGAAGCAGCTTTAGCGAATGCAGTGCCAATGGTACCAGATCGTTTAAGTTATTCAGAAATGTATACAACACCATTTATATATCCAAGTGATTGTACATCGTCAATGGAAAGTTATAAAGAACATCGTGAGATGTTGATACAAGCTATTCGATATCATATAAATTGTTATGATAAAAATGGCCAATATGCATTTATGAATCAAATGAATGCATTAAAAGAAAAATTGACAAAAGAATATTTTAGTTGTGATAATTTATTAAAGGTAATGTTCGATGGCAGAAAGTAAACCAAAAAGATTTATATATTTTCCGTCCCTGTCAGCAGGCGGGTCGGCAGATGCATTTAAAAAGAATAAAGATGTTCACCCTGGATTAACATGCAGATTCTATGCAGAAGAGTTTCCGGAAGAATGGAGGCATCCATATTTTCTAGTAACGGCAGGTCACTATTACAAGAAGCCTGAGACTAGAAAAGATTTTGGATTAGAAAAAGCATTTGTATTCGGCGACTCAGGTGGTTACCAGTTAGCTCGTGGAGCTCTAAAGTGGAGTCCGGAAATCCGTGAAACTATTTTTCATTGGTTAGAAAATAATGCTGATATTGCAGCTAACTTAGATATTCCCCCCAGAACTACTTATGCTAATCGTTTTGAAGATTCATTAGAGATTAGTTTAGAAAACTTTAAATGGTTTGAAAAGAATCAGTCTGGTAAGTGTACATTCTTAAATGTACTACAAGGTTCTAATACGCATCAATATTCCCATTGGTATGATCAAGTTAAAGATTTTGACTTTGGTGGATGGTGTGTAGGCGGTCCTCAGAAGCTTGTAGACTTCTTTTATGCATTAGCAGTAATGTTAAAGAATCGAGAGTTTGAAAAGAAGCGTAACGGATATATTCACTTGTTAGGTATTTCTAAGATTAGTGATTTATATTTGT